GACAGTGCGGAATCTTATCTTTGATCTTCTGGATGATTGACTCATCACGTTCAATGGTCACAGTCGTCAGACGTTCGCGAATATCGATAGCTTCAACCATATCGATCAGCTGTTCCCGATCATCCCAATCTTTTGTGAGTTCAATTGGGGTGGGGAATAGCCAGAAATCCACCTCAGCAACTTCGCATTCATACAGCCACATATAGGCTTGCATCTGAATGTCATAGCCTGCTTTTTTAACCTTCTCCATTGCCTCATCAACAAAGAAGGGATGTGTGCCAATATCCCAGGTGCATTTGGTGTCGATGATCAGTTTGCGTTCCAGATCCAGCACATCACACTCACCAGTGATCAGGTCATTATTGACCCGACCAACATGTTTTGTAAGCTTGCGAAATCGCATCTTTCCAGACATTTCAATTGCCACATCTTCAAGCAGATTCCCTTTGGCTGTGTACTGGTTGCCAGTGAACGAGCGGAAGCCATAAAGATCTTCTTTGACAATCTTGCGAATAGAGTTTTTAGCATCGCTTGTAAGCACTTCGCTTTTCAGCTTTGGTGTACCAATCAAGTTGCTCAAGGAAGAGCAGCGGAATAACTTCATGGCAGCACCTCCACAGCTTGACGTTGCGCATCTGTCAGCGCGTATTCACTCAGCACATAGTCTTTCTCGAATGCGCCCGCTTTAACTTGCTCAATAAGCACCGGAAACTCAGCATCTGGAACAGTCATTTTGGTTTCGATAGCACCAACACTTTCGTTATGGTCGATATAATCAAAATCATTGGTTTCCACATCACGAACAATCGCCTGATCCGCAAGTTGTGCTGTCTGCATTTCAATTGAAAGCGGTGCCTGTTTTGACAACAGCAGCTTAGTCACAGTCTTAAGAGCCATGGATTCAAAATTATCTTTCCAGACACCAGAACCATATTTGAATGACTGGCTGTATTTGCCCGCATGCTTTTTCACATCAGCAGTGCTCATGTAAAGCTCAGCAGTAAAACCATTCAACAACTTAAAGAAAGCCACATAGCCAATAGCTTCACCCTGATTTGGAACTGTCCAGTCGAACTCATAGCCAAGCAGGGGATTTGCTGAAATCAATTGACCTTCAAATAC